CGCGGAGATAAACGTCTGGGATCTCCTGTTCGACTACACCGACCCGAACACCGACCGCTGGCACATGTACTGGCCTGCGAACCTCACGTACGAGCACGGCAACGAGAACGCGTTCGCGAGATGGGAGTTCCGCGCCGACCATGAGAAGGAGATGTGGGAGTGCATCGGCGGCGGGCCACTGCGGCTGGAGCGCCACTACGACTCAGGTCCCGGCCAGCACGAATGGGAGGATCTGGTCTACGAGGCGGGCGATGAGTGGGTGTACTGCGGCCCTGGCCTGTGGATACCGTGGCCGTGCTACATGAAGGTTGAGTGCGGGTCACCGCTCGCGCTTGGGATGCAAACTGCGTTCCAGACGATGATCGGCCACCACGACATGGTCCCCCACGAGATCCCAGGGTTCCAGCGGTCATGGGCGCAATACACCCTTCACGGCAGCGAGGTCGTCGAGTTCGCATCGCTGTCATATCCCGGCCAACTCCCGGACGGCGGGGTCATCGCCGGGCATCCATTCCGGCACCAGGCGCCCGCGAATCAGGGCTACTACATGCTGCCCGAGATGGAGATGCACGACCACCCGCAACTGCTCGCCCCCAACGCGCCCCCGCCCGAGGACATCATGTGGGACCAGTTCCCGAACGGAGCGGCGTTCGTCGGCCAGTTCCTCAAGGCCTTCCCGCTCGACAGCGGCATGTCCGGCATCTACTACGCCTGGCCGTGGCTTGAGTGGACACCGACGGCGATACCGTTCGACGCGGGCGACATCCCGGGGCCGAACAACCGGATCTGGTAAAGGAGAACGATGCCCCCAGCTAGAAAGCCACCAACCCGGAAGGCGGGTAAGCCCGAGGAGCTTGCGAAGTTCGTCAGGGAGCACTCGTCAGACCGCGAATCGCGCAAGCCGGACGTTGAGCACCGTGGATCAAAGACGCACCCTCGCTACCCAAAGCTGGGAGCGCCACCGGAAGGCGCCGAAAACCCTTAGAGGCGGCTGAGGCTGAAGCCGAAGCCGCCGCTGCCCCCGACTATGCCTCCATGAAGGTGGCAGAGTTGAGGGAGGAGCTAGAGAGCAGGGGGCTGCCGACCAGCGGCAATAAGGCTGAACTGGTCGAACGGCTTCGTGCGCACGACGCCGACACCGCGTGACCATCGCGCTCTGCATGATCGTCCGTGATGAGGCGGCGATCATCGAGCGCTGCCTCGACTCCGTCGTTGGCCTGGTCGACTACGTGCTCGTCGTTGACACTGGCTCAACCGACGACACCCGCGAGATCGTCAAGGACCATCAGCTTCCGTCTGACGTGTACGACCGCCCGTGGATCAACTTCGGGCACAACCGCACCGAACTGATGGAACTTGCGCGCGGCAAGGCCGACTGGCTGCTGCTGCTCGATGCGGACATGACCGTCACGTATGCAGATATGGCATCCGTGCATCTGGAGGGCGACGCGTACATGCTCAGGCACGACGGCGACCCTCAGTACTGGATCAAGCGGCTGGTGCGCGGTGACCAGAAGTGGTGGTACGTCGGCGCGACGCACGAATACATCACCAACGGTTCGAACGGTCCGGTGCCGCACCTTGATGCGATCACCGTTCACCATCACTACGACGGCTCGACTCGGCCTGAGAAGTTCACGCGCGACCTGGAACTGCTCACTGAGGAATTGGAGCGCGAGCCCGAGAACGCGCGGATCGTCTACTACCTCGCGAACACACTGCGCGACCTCGGACGTGCTGAGGAGGCGATCGAGCGCTACAAGCAGCGCGCCGACATGGGCGGCTGGGACGAGGAGGTCTTCGAGGCGTCCCTGCAGGCGGGGATGCTCGCCGACGACGTCGATCTGCTCTTCCAGGCGTACAACTTCCGCCCGACCCGCGCCGAGCCGCTGTACGAACTGGCATGGCGGTTCCGCAGACGTGGGATGCCTCACGTCGCGTACCTGGTCGCAGCACAGGGCATCCAGATCACACTGCCCGCCGACACGCTGTTCGTGCGCCGCTGGGTGTACGACTGGGCGATGCTCTTCGAGTTCTCGATCGCCGCCTGGTGGGTCGGCAAGCGGACCGCGTCGCTACAGGCCTGCGACGTGCTGCTGATGAAGCCCGAGCTACCGGACAGCTACCGCGAACAGGTCAAGCGCAACCGCGCGCTCTGTGCTCCGGAGGACGGCTAGCAATCCATCTGCGGACGAGGCGTGATCCCGTCTTAGTATCGGGCCGATGAGCGCTACCGCCACAGACACAGACACGGACACCGCCGGAACGCTCGAACTGCGCGAAGCGATGTACGCGCTGCCGCGCGATTCTGTCGAGTTCCCCGCAGAGCTTCAGGAGCAGCGCGTCCAGCGACTCGTCGAGCGCGGCCTGAGCCTCGAAGAGGCCACCGCCGCCGAGGAGCGTGAGCGCAGCAGGCTGCTGCCGCTTCACATCCTGCGCCCCTGTCTCGGCAAGGGCCGAGGTCGCCACGTCTACGAGGCCAAGATGCTTCAGGAGAACGCGGGCAAGTTCGCGGGCTGGCGGCAGTACATAGACCATCTCTCGCCCGAGGCTCGCCGCGCCGCGAAGGGCCTGCCTCGCTCGATCCGGGATCTCGGCGGGCGGATCGTCGAGAGCTACTGGGACGGTGACGTCCCGCCGGACGAGAAGAAGGGGTTCGAGCAGGGCGCCGTCGTCGGCTGGTCGCTTCCCACCCCGTTCATCCGCGAGTTGGCCGAGAACGACCCCGAGCTTGTCGAAGCGTCGATCTCCGCGAACGCCACGGGCGTGCAGCCCACGATGCGCGACGGTAAGCGTGCCTGGCTGGTCGAAGGCATCGAAGACCATGGCAGCGTCGACTGGGTGACCGAAGCAGGTGCGGGTGGGCGCGTCGTCCAACTGATGGAGGCCGCTTACGAGGAGGACGGGATGGGACTGCTGGAGTCAATGACGGATGAGGAGTTCGTGCGCTACGTCGAGGAGGTCCGCCCGCACCTGCTCGTCGAGCAGGACAACGGGAACGGTGACGGCGACGAGGACGAGGACGCGGCGGCGCTGGAGGACATGATCGCCAAGCTGTTGAAGCGCAATCCGAAGCTCACCCGGGCGCAGGCCGAGGCGATGGCGAAGCAGGCTCTCAGTTCGCAGGAATCAGTGACGGAAGCCCACGATCACGAAGGAGACGACATGGGTGTGACCCCAGAGGCGCTCCAGGAAGCTCTCCAGAGCGAGGACTTCCGCAGCGCTCTCGATGAGACGATCAACGCACGCGTCAAGGAGCTTGTCGAGTCGGCGGTGGCGGATGAGCGCGAGTTGATTCGCGCCGAGGCCCGCGCCGACGCCGACCGGCAGCTTGATCTGCGCGACATGCGTGATGCGGCTCACCGGCAGATCAGCGAGGCGAAGCTACCCGACGCGTTCTCGAAGCGGGCCAAGGCCCTGTTCGAGATTACCGACGACGGCGCGACCGCCGCGCTCGACGTGGTCGACGATGTCGACGACGACGGCAACGTGACCAAGAAGGCCGAGGACAAGCTCCAGGAGGCCGTGACCGCCGTCGTTCAGGAGCAGCGCGACCTCGTCGCGTCCCTGAGCCCGACGAAGGTTCGCGGCCAGGGCGTCAGCGCTCCCGCCAAGCGCGGCGAGGGTGACGGGGAGGGCGAGGGCCCGAAGCCAGGGGAGGGCACACTCTGGGGCGCAGTTCTCCAGGAAGCAGGGGTCGATCCCGCCAAGGCGTGGGCCGACTGAGGCCATCGGTAGGCAGAGAGGAGTGAGTCATGCCGTATAACCGCCCAGGCCCCGGCGTCTACGTCACCAACGGTGCCGCCCCGATCAACCACGGTGCACCGGTCGTGGTCGACAACTTCGTCGGCGTCGCGGTCAAGCAGAGGACACGGTCATGGGCCGACGGGTTCGCCAACCAGGCGATCATCGACCCCGATGAGCCGTTCTTCATCATCACGAAGGGAGTCGTCCAGGTGCCCGACACTGGGCTCACCGGCGCCGACAAGGGCGAAGAGGTCTACATCTCCGCTGCCGGTGTGCTCACACCGGGCGCGGGCGACCACAAGTTCGGTCGGATCGTGGAGGTGGCGGGCGAGCGCGGCACACCGCTCAACCGCGTCCGCGTCGACCTCGACGCGAAGGACAGCTTCTAGTCACAGGATGTGAGCTAGCCGTATGGAGACCCGCTCAGGTTGCCCCCCCTGGGCGCGGCGGATGCGCACGAAGCGCTTGCGG